GCCGGCTGCACCGATCACCGTTACATCCCCATCCTGCTGGAGCGTATCGGCCAGATGGTAGATGCAGATGCGCAAGCAAACTGGGTGGACTATCGCCTCAATGACGGGGAATTACTGCGCAATGGGGAACCGGGTTTAGCTTCTACGGAAATTGCAGCGAGGTTTGTGGCGTGATCGCCTTGACGCATTCAGTGCGCATGGACTATGCTTACCCCGTCGCCCCCTCTCGGGGCGGAAGTGACCCCTCATGGGTTGCCGGGATTGGCGTCCTGAACTCAGAGCGCACAAGCGCTCATCTGAAGCGCTTTTTTTGCGCACCCCTGTTTATGGCGGGTGCCGCAAGGGCTCTTCGGAGCGCAGACCCTCTGATCTGTACGCCAACCTTGCGGTATTCGCCACCCTCGATTGGCGTCGTTGGTGGCGGTTCTTCATCATCAGAGGACCCCGCCATGCCTATCCTTGCCCAAGCACCCGCTATTTCCAATAGCGTTGGTAGCGCTCCTATTAAGCCAAGAAATCCCACTCCCATAGGGCAGAAATTTAATCGCCTGCTAATTATTGCAGATGCTCCTGACGTTATTCGTAAAAACAATTCTCTTCGTAGAAGAGTGCAGTGTCTTTGTGAATGCGGAAAAACAAAAATCATAGATTATTGGAGAGTAACTTCTGGCACCACGAAATCTTGTGGATGTTTTCAGAAAGAGCAAACCGCCAAAGTTAGTACAACACACGGCCATGCTGCAAAAAACAGCAAAAAAAGAACAAAAGAATATCACGCATGGTCACACATAAAACAGCGTTGTACAAATCCCAATAATAAATCATATCAAGATTATGGCGGCAGAGGCATTACTGTATGCAAATCGTGGTTAGATTCTTTTGAACAGTTTTTGAATGATGTTGGGTACGCGCCAAGTCTGCAAGATATTTCTATCGGAAGGATAGATAATAACGGTAATTACGAGCCTGGTAATGTTAGGTGGGAACAGCGTACCGAACAGAACTCAAACACCAGAAGAAATGTACTAATAGAATTTAATGGCGAAACAAAAACATTAAAAGAATGGTCAGTTTTGTATAAACTCGATCAAGATACATTAAGAATGAGGCTAAAAGCGGGATGGACTGTCCATGAGGCGCTTACCAAGGCACTCAGAAAATGGAATTAAGAAAATACCAATCCGCCGCTATCGACCAGCTTTGGGCATGGTTCCACCGACATCCTGATGGCCATCCGGTCATGGATTGTTGTGTGTCTTCCGGCAAGTCCATCATGATCGCCAGCACTATACAGCGGGCCATTGCTGAATATCCCGAAACCCGCGTTCTCATGCTGGTACATCAAAAGGAATTGTTAGTACAGAATCGCGACAAGCTCCAGGCGATCTATCCCGATGCGGATATAGGTATCTACAGCGCCGCTTTGGGCATGAAGCAACTTGGACACCGCATTACTCTGGCGACGATTGGCTCGGTTTATAAACATGCCCATCTGCTGGGCCGTCTGAATCTCATCATGGCGGATGAATGCCATCTCATAGCGACAAATAAATCAGTAGGCATGTGGCGAAATCTAGTAGCGGATATCCAGCGCTACGGCAATGCCGATGTGCGCGTCATAGGCTGGAGCGGCAGCCCCTACAGAAATGGTGGAGTTTTTATCACCGCAGGAGAAAATGCGCTGTTTACGGGTATTGCTGCCAGGGTGTCCATGAGTGACATGCTGCAAGCGGGATACTTGGCGCCATTGGTGCCCGCACCTACCCAAACAAAAATAGACACCTCGCAAGTTAAAACAGTAGCTGGGGATTACGTCATCAATGCTCTGGCCGCAGCTTCCGATAAAGCCGAACTGGTATCTGCCGCTTGCGATGAAATCGTCAGGATTGCCACTGGGCGCCGCCGCTGGCTGATATTTTGTGTCACAGTTGCCCATGCCCAGCATGTTAATGTCGAACTTCAGAAGAGAGGAGTGGCCAGCGCGGTAGTACTGGGGGCCACACCAAGTGCAGAGCGAGACGCCATCTTTGCCGATTATCAGGCAGATCGTTTGCGGTGCCTGGTGAATGTCGGTTGCGCTACTACAGGTTTTGACAGTCCGCCTATTGATTTCATGGCGCTGTTACGCGCTACAAAATCTCCTACCTTGCTGATTCAGATGTGCGGGCGCGGGATGCGCCTGGCTGAAGGTAAGACTGAGTGCATTTTTGCCGATTTCACTGACACCATTGCCACCCTGGGGCCAATAGATAAGATCAACGGCAAGTTGCCAAGAGCCAGTACCAAGCAGCAAGGTGCGCCGTTTAAGCTATGCCCAGAATGTGGTAGTCAGAATCCGACAGGCATAACCAATTGCCTAGATTGCGGTTTTGAGTTCCCGCCACCGGAACGCATTAAGCACGGCATCGAGGCGAGCCATGCTCCCATACTATCCTCGCAGCGCGTATCTCAAGTACACCGCTACCCCGTCGATAAAGTCACCTACAACCGCCACGTCAAACCCGGATCACCGGACTCCATGCGTGTTGAATATTGGGCAGGGTTGCGTGTGGTGGCAAAGGAATGGGTCTGTTTCGAGCATCCGGGTTTTGCGGGGGAGAAGGCAAGGAAGTGGTGGAGTAAGAGGATGCCGAATCTCCCATATTCGTTCATAAATGCTGGCGTCCATGGCCAAGTTGATATTATTGCATTGGTGTTGCTGCATCTTGATCTATGGGACAGAGATAAATATGGCTATCAAGAGCCATCCTTCATCCACGTCAACGAATCGGGAAAATTTCCAGAAATAATCCGCTTTGAATGGGAGACAGCACTTGACCAGATTTGAACTACCGGATCGCATCGCCTATTGCCAGCGTGAATTGGAATGGCTACAAGCCACTGTGCCAGGCTGCGCTAACTGCATCCATCGTGTTACCAATGCTACCCGGTGCGAGAAATACGGGCCGATACCCCAGGAGCATTACGCCACGGGCTGCGATGACTGGGAACATGACAATGTGCCCTTCTGACCACAATCACAGCAAGCCGCGCCGGGGCTAGCCCGGACGATTAGCCGGTGAGTGCGGAAACCGCCGGCAGCCGGGGCGCCGTCTCTCTCCTTTCTCAGGCGGCGTGACCCGGCAAATTTAGATATGCAGTGTTCGAGGCGGAGTTGGGATGAGAGGAAAGCAATGCCCTACATCGTTGTTAGTGCCCGTAAATCTAAGCAGATTGCAGAACCCTTCTTTACCCCGCTTGCTTATGGCCGGGATGGCGAACCCGCGCCCGATCACCTGCTACGCAGGGAGCGGGCCAGTATCTTCTCCACTCAGGAGCAGGCGTGGGCGGCGCTGAAAATCACCCTCCGTGAGGAGCAAGAACAGGGGAGTACCTGGATGAATAAATTCCACTATGCGGTCTTCGAGGCGGAGTTGGTATGAACGTATATCTAAATAGAGTAACTCGCTGTGAAGTCCATTTCGGACACCTGTCCGACGACGCTGCCGAAGAACTTAGTTTGAAATCCGCCAACGGTGCCAGGGCGGGGGATATTGTCCTGGCCTTGGAAATGCTATTAGATGCGTTGCTAGCGCGCACTCCGCAGGACGCGGAACAGATATTGTTCGTAAAGCTATACCTGGAGGCATGTCAGAAATTCACAGATGCGGAGGTGACTTGTGACTGACTGCAGATGCGATTGGCACTCAAAAACGGTAGGGGAAGGCTGCGAGGAGTGTGAAACTAGTAAAGAAATTAAAATAAAGCATGAGTGTGTATCTTGTGGCGGTACTGGCCTCTATGCCGGCACGGGGGAGCGAGATGGTGCTGCCGTTGTGTGCTTCCGATGTAAAGGCGAAGGTTGGCAGGTATCTGTGTTTAAGGAGTTCACGGGGCGCAAAGAGAAACCGGGTGTTCGCCGTGTGTTCGAGACGAACCCCGGCATCATTATCGGAGAAGGAGGCAACATCAAACTTTCCGATTTTGGCGGAATGCCGCTGGCTGATTGGATGGCGGGCAAAAGTTTTGCGCCTGGTATGGAGAATCGTCTGTACACATGCCCGAAATGGTGGGCACAGAGCATAGGATCACTTAGAGCATGGTGGCCAGAGTGCATTTCGTCACTCGGAAAGAGTTTCAGCCAGTGCCAGTATTTTGGCAATAAATCGGCATGCTGGGCGCGGTGGGACGAGGAGAGAGAACGCGCGATAGAGAGTTTAAGGAGCACAAAGATCATAAAGAGCATAAAGCCCCAACACTATAAGGGACAATGAGTATGCCCAGTTTCCGGGAAGAGCAATCTTGCGGAACCTGCAAATGGTTCTACGAAGAAGATGATGCCGGCGTGTGCGGATTCGATGAGGCGCACGACACCCCATTCGAGATGGATCATGGTTCTGGCAAAGACTGTTTGGTATGGGAGAAGAAAGATGGTTGTTGACTTCGAGTGTGCCGGATTGGCGGCGACAATCAATAGTGAAAACTATGTAATGTCTTTGACGATCCTTGTTGGGTCCACCTGTACAGACGGACATTATGCCCCAGCAGAGTCCGTAACCATATATGGCAGTGGCGCCCTTAAGAAACTGCGCGATGCGCTCACTACATATCTTGAAGCGCACGGCGAGGGGTAGAAAGATGGCTGACCAACTACACATCCGCTACCGTAAAGATCGGAATGGCAAGAAACTGATAGCACCGTTCATCAACGGGTATAACGTCACGGATCTTCCGAGTAAGTTCTGGGTGCCCGAGGTACAACGGGCGATTATCCACGCTTACGAACTCGGACGGTTGAACGCGATTGACCAAATCACAGACTCTTTACCCACAACTACGGTAGCCGCGAAGGAGTGGGTAGAAGATAAAACTGGGTATTAAAGCCAATGAAAAAGAGAACTAAAAGCGTCCTGAAACACATCGCCACGTCCCTGTGGCGGCAGGCGGTAGCCAACGAGAAATCACTGGCCCTTTATAGAGAGTCAGTGGCGCTACAACGGCAGTCGGCAGAGATAGCCAAGCGGAATATGCAGTACGCCCGAGAGGTAGCCGCAGTTTCTAAGCGGAATCTTATAGATCGTCTGCAAGCGGAATGTCGGAAGGCGGAGTTAGAAGATGAAGATTGAAGTAGAAATCCCTGAAGAAGAGTTACGGGCGGCCATTCAGCGCAAGATTACGGACGCTATCGCCGTCATCCTAAACAGCTACACCACCGACAACTACATCAAGGAGCGGGTTAAGCTGCAATGGCGACAGGCAGTAGACGGGTTGGTGCTGGAGGCTCTGAGCGATCACAGAGAACTGCGGGCACGGATCTCCGCTGAATTTGAGAGGAAGCTAAGGCTCCAGTTAACAGCCGCGATCAAAGAGGCAGGCAAAGATGTACCGAATAACAGTAACTGAAGAACAACTCCAGGCGATCCGTGACGCCTGCGAGATCAAGACAAGGCTGCACATTGGACAACTCGATGAGGCGCTACGGTGTTGCTACGACAGGGATGGTAGGAGTGTCGTCGATTACGACACGATCAAGGCTGTCGAAGCGATCATCAAGCCACTCCAAGGATTGACGTCTAATTCGTCCTGGGGCGTCGGTGCGTTTCGCACGGCTGACCGACTTTGGGAAATATACAGTACCATCCGCCACCGACTGTCCTGGGACCGCGCCTATCGCGAGGGGATCGTGCAACCGGGTGAGCCGCGTAACTGGAGTGAGATGATGGGCGTCCAGTACGACGAACCCGTGAGCGTGTCTGGAGAACCCCTGCCAAAGGTGGAGAATGTCGGTTAGGCGGTCCAGATCCAGCGTATTTTCCCGGCATCCCATACCCGCAGCATCCTGGGGTTGATACGCGTTCACCACGCAACCAGCAATATGACCACCTTTGCCGACGTGATGAAGTTTGCTATCTCCGGGAGGTGGGTATGATCGAGCTTGATCCCACTAGCGTTGACCAACATCAACCCAGCGCGCAGACAGGCATGAGTGCATGGCGACGAAAGCAAATCGGGCCGCGCCATGGGCATCCCACTCAATAACGACGCAGTGTTGATTCTGCGCCGCTGGCTAGGGAAACATCCGACCCATGTCTTTTGTTACACCCGAAACCGCAACGGGGTCTTCGAGACGGCGCCAATAGCCGAATGCAACTCAGCCGCCCGGTACAAGGCGCAATACTTCCTTGCGTTACTATATAAAAACCTTACAAGGTGGCGGCTAAAGTAAACAAGGCATCTTTTTGTGCCATTACCCCCAAAGCTTCCAAAACCGCGTTCAGCGTGGGGTCGCCGTAGTCCCAGGTCTGAGCTTTCTCTAAAAATGCGATCGCCTCAAAATCATCGACCGGGTCCAGTGCGTTTTTCCAGGCATAAAACCCCGGTATCAGGCCCGCTACCTTAATAGCCCGCATACCCTGCAACGGAGTAATGCTTCTCGGCACCCGCGCCTGAAGTTCCTCGGCGGTCAGATCACGCACCGCCCAGGTCTGTACCCAGGCACCATTCTCGTAACGGGGCGGGGCTTCCGAGAGGATTTGCGTCTCGGGATCGTACTCAGGGCGCGAAGTCGGCCGCACCGGATAAACACCAAACTCAGCCAGTAAGGCATCCGCCATCTCAGATGGGAAAGACACGTTGGGATTCTCAGCCCGTAACTGCGTCGGCTGATAGGGATAAACGTCAGGAAGTTTGAGGTACATATCTGATCCTATGCAGGACGTAAGGCCAAAGTCGCCGCCGCCCAGGAAGCTCCATTGTAGGTGCTGCCTCCGCCAAAAGCTGCCGGGTTATAGGCACCGCCCGTCCACTCGACGGAGGCAATGCCAGCAGCCTCCACGCGAAAAGAAGCGTAAAAGCAGTCCCGGCCGACAAAATTCGTCATGCCGCTGGGGACGGTTAAGGCTGACAAAGCGTTAGAAGCGGTCAGCACGTCCGCTGCACTCCCGATTGCCAGCACCACGCTCTTGGGCGTAGTGGGGGTGATGCTGGGTGCATCGACAGTCGCGCCATCCGTGCCCGTAGTGGACGTCAGGGTGACGTCCATCGGGGTGGTCTGGTTAACCCCGCGCCACACCTGTACGAGCATCACACGAAACTGGCTGTTAAATCCCGAGGCTCCCACAGCGGTCGTATCGGGAGTTGCCCCCATGAATTTAGTGAAAACCCCAAAATTGGTTTTCACCGTGTCCGAGGCAAACAACTCCACCTGCTCGGTGTATCCAGAGGTGGTCATTTTGACATCGTAATCAGACGTTTGGGGGCCACATGATCCAATGACAATAACCACCAGATCCCCCGCGCTGGGGCTGGAGGCGAGACCCCCTGTCAGACTCGTCAGCGATATGCTGATCTGACCCGGTTCCGCGTAAGATCCGGTCTCATAGCTACTGGCACCTCCCACATAGCGGGGATAGGCTGATTTTGGCGCGGCGCGACGCAGTTGATGGGCTAACATCAAGCGGCTCCCACCAAGGCACCATATACCTGAGAAGACACCTTCCAGAGCTCGATGACCGTGTACTGATTGGCTGTAAGCGTCGGTGCGCTACCCCCTACCCATTTGATGCCGCCTGAGCCAAATGTGGAATGTGTCCAGTAAATGGTCTGAAGGGTGCCGCAACTGACCATCAGCGTGACACTTTCCCCCGCCGCAAAATTGGTGCCTTGCGGAGTGCGGGTAGCTGCCACCGTGACGGTCTGAATAGAACCGTTGCCAGGGTCGATTTCAAACCCAGCCCCGTCGGTGATCGCGTAGATATCCTCAAGAATGGTCCCAATCAGCGCCGGGTCAGTCAACGTCTTGTTGGTGAGCGTCTGGCTATCGCTAGTCCCAACGATCGCACCACTCGGCCCCGTCATGGTGGCTACCGACCCCAGGCCAAGAGTAGATCGCTGATCGGAGGCGGAAGCGTCATCCAGTAGCGCCTTGCCCGCCGTGGTCACGGTGACGACAGCCGCCGTGCCGGCGCCGGTACGCTCAATGAGTCCCGTGCTCGACAGATCGGCAATGGCCGTTAAATCCGTATCCAGCGGTTGATACACGCCACTATGAGCGTGATCGCCAGCCGCCACGGTGCCAGTCGAGGTGCCAACAGCCAGGGTGGCCGCAGCACCCAATCCCAGGTTGGAGCGAGCGTTTGTCGCCGATGTCGCCCCCGTGCCGCCGTTGAGAATCGGGACAGTTTCCCCCGTTTGATATTCACCCAAGGCGGTCGGTGTATCGCCGGTAAAAACGACTTTAATCGGTATACGATCTGTCATGGCGCGGACAACCCGATAGTGGTTTCAGTGCCGTCAGCCAGCACAAAGGGGAATCGCGGCATGGAGACGGGACTATTCAGCAACCACAGCAACCCGTCAATGTTCGTCAGCGCCGTTCGCATCCGCAGCACATCATCCTCCAGCAGATTATCAGGATGCGGCAACGGGAATTTCATGTAGGGAGTTTTTTGGTTGATCATTTAAGTTATCGCCACTCGCAAGTTGCGCACACGCGGCATGTTAATGCCAGATCCCGTCAGCACCAACTTGATTCGAGTCTCGGTCAGCGTTAAGCCGCTCACTTCGCGCTTGATTTCAACCCAGCCATCCCCAAGCTCGGTCCCGACGATCAACGGTAGCGTCGTCCAGGTATCGGCGGCTGACTCGTAATAAGCCGCCACACTGGAATTGCCAGCTAACAGCAGGTCGTAATAAGCCGTCAGCTTTACATTGGCACTCAAGCCAATATTGGTTTGCATGGCGCGGGTAACGTAATCACCCGTGGTCAAGCGTTTACCGGCAACGAGTGCGATGTCCCGATACAGCACCGGGGAATCGTAAAAAGTCCCCGTCAAAATGGCCGTCATGCCGACTTCGCCGGTATACCGAGCCGGCAAAGTGAAAGATTGACCCTCGATGACCTCATGGACCGTTTCGCCCATAGTGAGTCGGAACACTACCTCGCAATCCGTAGTCGGCCTGTCAACCGCCGCCAGCACCATCAGGTGATCAGCATCCGTAACCGTCTTCGGTTCCAACTCCACCTCTTTGCTGGTGGCACCGTCCAGAATGACATTAGTCTCGTAATTGTAATCACAGGCGAGCATTCGGAACGTCAGGTCGCGGGACTGATGCGCCGTCCAGGTGCGATTATTGGAGGACGATAGCAAGACCCCAATCTGGTACGGTTGAGACGTAACCCATACCTGTGCGGCATCGTCAAATTCGCCGATACCGGCAGTGGCAACACTGGTGACGGCATCGTTACAGGCGATGACAATGGCGTATTCATGATCACGATCCAGTAAGGTCGGCTTAAATTTGAAGCGTGTCCAGGCCCCCTCAGTAACCTCTGCTGGGGTTTTCAGGCATTCAGCAATTACGTCCAGCGTGGGTATACCCAAATTGACGTCCCGAATCTGCACCAAAATGTTGGTGGTGCCAACATCTGGAAACCAGAGGTCAACCGCCGCGATCTGCACCTGAGAGGAGTCGGTGTCGGGCGGAATAATGAAAGTCTGAGCCAGCGGATCGCCTTTCCAGGTCAGCACTCGGCGATGGATGGTTGTATTGATGGCACGCAAATCCTCAGTCTTCAGCGTGCCGCGACCCGTAAAACTGGCAAACGCTTCCGACTCGCTTCCCCGAAACTCAATCAGCTTGGTTCCGGCAGGAATAGAGGCGGGAATCTGGAACTGGCCGACCAACTGGCCTTGAGCATTGGCGGTGATGGTCATTTATGCGACCTCCTCAAAAGCGACCTGTTGGCCGTCAAAGATGACCTGACTCAGCGTTTCATTAGGACCGAAACCCGAGAGTTCAAACCGGATAGGTATTTGGCGCAAATACTGTAGATCGACATATCTGGACCCAACTTTAGTAACCTCGACCTCCTGAATTTCAGTATCAGAGGCAACGACCGTGTGCATCGTGATCCATTTTTTCAGAGTCTGCGCCCAACCGCGACCATAACCATCTTGCCACCGTTTGACCCAACTGTCGCGCAACGCCTGATTCGTCCAGGTTTCCTCTTCAAATCGTTGCGTATTAGGCGTGAGCCAATTGGTCTGCACATCGGTCCAGAAATCGACACTGGGGTTGATAATTGCCACCCCCGGAATAGGAGAAAAAGCGTTGTAGGGGTTCACCCGCATTGCGTCGGTGCGAAGGGTTTGGCTGACGACCAGTTCGGCGTCCCCGACAATAGTGGTGTCATCCAGGATCGCTCTCGCATCCAGGGCCACCGGGGTCGCCAGGGTTTGCGGGAAAACTGACGGTTCAATGCCAAGTGTGAGTTCGCCGTTGAAGATGGCGCAGGTCTGCTCGATACCCTGATCCCGGAAATCATCATCAACAAACGGGTCAGCAAAGACGCCCTTTTTGGCGGTCGCATCGCGTTGCGTCAGATTTAGAGCCAGCCGCTCCTCGGCCACCAACGCGAATAAAGTGTCGATGCGCCCGTTAACCGCGTTTAGCTCATTCATCGGCACCATTTTGATGCCGTTATTGGTGACGCGGGTTTCCGACGACCACCGTTGCTCAATGACAGCTACGCTCAGTAGTCCAGACGGCACCGCAGGCACGCGCGGCACCGTAGGATGCGAAACACCTTTGACGGTAATTAGATCGCCTTCGCTATTCAGGCAGATGCGATCAAAGCGCGGCATGGCCCAATTATAGGATGCCTGCACAAGCGTTCCAGTTACCAGTTCCGCGTCTACCTCCTGAGCGCCAACCACCTCCACCGTGATCGTACCGGGAACCGTAAAGCCGGTCTCGTCTATCCCCGTCGGCACAAAATCGGTGTCGATATACTGATAGGTGACAACGTAAGACGAACCTGCGGCAGGCTCACTGCCAGTCAACGACCAGTCAACTTTATCTGCGGTGAGCTTGTAATCAGTATTTTGCAGGTAGGTCGTGGTGTCTTGTACCACCGACAGAATCTGCACCACGGGCGCCATGGATAACGCATCCAGCACCCCGGAAAAAGCGCCATGCGTCAGAGTTTCAGTTAGCTGGCGGGTAACAGCTACATCAATAATCGCGTGAATAGGCTCATGATTGATATCAACACGCAAATCGTCTCCGGTAGCAGTCGTGACAATATGCGGTTCCAGCAGCACCGACCGGGTATCCGGGGTCGCGTCATAGGCTAGGCGCCGCGCAAACTGCGCAACGATTTCCGAGCCGTTGACACGCGCAACGCCATCAGCAATCGAAAATACCTGACTGCCGTTCTCGTCCGCTAGCCGGCTCACCAGCATCCCGGTTGAGATATAACTGCCGCCAGTTGATTGGCGATCATATCGCGCTATGGCCTGAGCAATTGCGTCCACGCCAGGGGGTGATTTTTTGGTGACGACGACCCCGTCCAGTACCTCGTAAATCCCATAAAAATCGCCTTCCTGACCGTCGCCTTCATATCCCCAACTGGAATCGACCCGGAAGCGCCCCGCGCCAGGCTCTTGGTAGTTGCGGAAGGACACCGCAGGATCGCGCAAATCCGGGTCTTGGAGTTCGGTGACAACAGAGTCTTTTAGGTAAATCCCAACGATAACCAACCCCACTACCGCAATTGTAAAGCTGGCCGGCGCCACGCCACGCACGCATCCGCGCAAATACAAGGCACCATTGCCCAGTTGCGTGAACCCAGTATCAGAATCTACAACAATTTCCGCTCCAGTGAGGATGTCGCCTTCCTTGAAAAGCGCATCGGTTGCGTCCTGGAGCCGCTTAAAGGCGGTGGACTGTAGTTCGTTGAGTTCTGCTGATTGCAACACATTGCCGGCCCGGAACAGGTGCCGCTCATAGTTGTCCGCAGCATCAAAGCGATCGTAATATTGAGCAAGATTAATAGTCATGGCTTTATATCGTCAGAACAAATTCGAATTGCTGGCGAACCAGGGGGGACCGCACAACCGCCGCAAAGTGCTCAAGGGCCACCAATGCGCCAGGATCAACCACCTCATCTGGCAAGAAATACCGCTGGCCAGCAGGCAACCCTTCTTCGATTACGCAATCCATGAATAGGCCAGCCTCGCGGATGGTCTGATCGCTGGCGTCTTCGAAACCGTAATCAAACCGCAGGTACAGATGATTCGTCGGTTCTTCAGAAATATCGAAGTTCCCAGACGGCACCTGGATAATTCCCAAAGGGTTGGGGGTCGCAAAGCCGGTCACAGTCACCTGGACGCGTCCCAGTTCATTTTCCAGAGCAACGGCATCAATGCTCTCAGGAATAGCCGCCTCGTCCCAGGCTTCGTCCCCGGTCCCCCAGGCTAAGAATAGTGGCCGATCTTTAATGGCCTGCGCCACTGCAATCCGGCCCGAAGTGTTCAAAACCGCCATTAGAATCTCCTCGCAATAATTTCAGAGTAGTGTAACGACCTACGATCCGCCAACTAATGATCAGTCAACTAATCAATCTCTGTTATGAGAAACCCAATAGCCCGTGCCGCCTCTACATCTGACAGCGACAGGCCAAACGATAGCCTGGCAAAAGCGTCATAGGCTGGCGATTCGGAACGACGATCAATGCGCGACAGATTGGCCAAGAACGTGTCAGACACATCGCCAGCCCAGATCGGATCGCGGGGATAATGATACTCGCTAGTCTCATATTGCAGCCGGTCATTGATACCCAGCCGCGACACCGACAGCCGCATAATCCCTTCGTAATCGGAAGACAAGATATCCTTGGGTGGCCAGATTTCATGAGGACGTTCTAGCCGGTGCAGCCAAGGCTCATCATCCCAGAGTCCCAGCCATCCGCGCAAACCCTCGCCATCCGTGCCGACGTTCTCGCGCAACCCAAATGTGCGAATAGCCATGACCAGTACCGGCGACAGCACGGACATTGGCGGAGGAATGTAGTTCGACAAATTCAGATCAACATCGAGACGACCATAGACATTCCAAAGCAGTTGCTCGGCCCAACAATCAGCACGACCAAGCTCCGGCAGAACCGGCACCTCATCCACGATAAACGGCCAGGGATGGTTGGCCGGGGGTAACATCAGTGTTCCGGCAGGCCGATCCGCCTCTCCCTCGCGCAGAACATGCGGCCAGCTAACCTTATCACGTGCCACCAATTGCGAGCGATGATATTCATAGATCGGCGCTCCCTGGAAATGCTTATCCCCGGACAACGTCGCATCAGATAAATAAAAAACCTCTTTCCATGGCTCGCGGCACGTTACGGTGTAACCCGTTAAATTGGCAATATTACCGGCGATAGTGTTCGGGTTTGAACGTGCACGCCGAACCTCGGCAATGATGCGTGCCGTATAGTCGCTATCGTTTTCCAGCGCCTGAATGTCAGTGCGCTGCAACGCCTCGGAAATAAGGCGATTGTGAAAGTTCTGGTCGGATTCCCCGTCTTCGCGCGGGATTTTCAATAAGTTAGCGAAAAACTGCTCCCAGGCGGATAAAAACGCTAAATTGGTAGCAGACGCGTCCAGAGGACTGTAGCGCGCGATCAGTTGCGCCACTTCCAAAAAAACATTCGCCTGTGACGTGCCGCGCCGAGGGACACCAAAGATTTCACCGAAAAGATCAGCCCACTCCTCGGTGGCGTTCGGCAAAATCATCTGCGCCAGCGCCGATGCAATGGCCGCGCGGCCCTCGCCTAGCGACCGACCCATGGCCGCCAACAGCACGTCCAGCGGGGATGAGTAAACCGTCAGGTGATCCCCGTTACGATCATCCTGTTCTCCCGACCCCTCCAGCAGGGTCAGCGCCGACAAATGACTGATCTCGCTATCTACAAAAACAACATCGAACCCGGCATCGGTCAGTGTTTGCGCCAGTTGACCCAGGGTGTACAAGTTCAGATCGTAATGATGCGTGACCTCCCCGACCTGAATAGACAGATCATCATCAGCAACGGTCCACGCCAATCCATCATCGTGACGCACGCGCAAAGCCAGCCGCGCCTCCGCGTCTGGGGAGAAAACGTGATGCAGATGGGATCGGAGGTTTATGCGGCCCATGAGATATCCAGACTCGCCAAAAACATCACCGTGCTGGCCGCAACAACATGAGTGGTTGTAGGAGCAATAATAGTCGCACCAGTCACGCCATCAGTGCCCAACGCCAGACTAATAAAGTCAATTGGCCTCACCAACTGACCGGGTAGCGCCGATCGTAGCCAGGCCGCAATTTTTGCCAAAAGTTCGGCTTCAATATCCGCCTGCACATACCCAATTCCTGCCTGCAATTCCAGGCTGATATCCATGCCCAGGTCGGTCATCACCTCGACGACGACCCGCATCCCTGCGGGTCGATACCCCCCAACCCAAGCATCAAATTCGGTGTCGCGCTTGCCGTCAATCAATTCCTGTACCAACGCCACCAGTTCGTCAGAAGCACCATACGATCCGTTATGTACAAACAACTGCACATAACCGGGAGTTTCCAGAACCGCCGCACGCTGAACTCGCTCAGACAACACGCCGGTTATGGGGTGGTAAATAGCCGGAATCGTAGCGCCATACTCCAAAGCCGCAACCGTGCCGCGAGCCAGAGACCGGATGAAACTCGCAAAGCGTTGCGCGCGTTGCTCCTCGGTTTCGGAGTCCGCACCACCCGCCAAAATAGCCGGATTGCTAACGCTATAAGCCGTGGTGGAAGTGGTGGTTAAGAGCGTCAGAGGGCCGGAATTTCCGGCAATACCCTCCGTCTCAGCCGTTATGGTAACGCTGGCCTCAGTTTCCCCGGCGGAAATCACCGCGTCGGCATCAGTGATAAACCTGGCGCCGCTCATAGTGACGAAATAGGTGCCAGCGGGTATTTCTAGAGCCAAATCCAAAGGTGCGTCGCCGCGAGTAAACACAGCAACGCCGGTCGCGGCTATTGCTGGACGCAGATCAAAGCCAAATCCGGTATAGATCGCCGTGGGTATGCCGCGCAGCAAGCCCAGGTACATTTCCAGATAATAGTCATCCAGTTCAACCGCAGTTGCTTCCAGCAGTGACCGCGCCACTGAACCCACATTGAAATCAGTCAGTCGATCGGTGGATAAGCGCACCCGCTCAACCTCATCGGCGACGATTTCGGCAAACGGTTTTGGCGTAAAAATGACGGTCATGGATTAAGCACCAGATTCAGATCGGTGGATTTATTGTCGCCGACCAAAGTGATTTTGCCAGCTATCAGCACCGCGTCTCCTCGCACCGTTGCCGTGACATAATGCACAACCATAACGCGCGGCTCGGCGCGCAAAGCCTCTGTCACCCACGTTGACGCCATGAGTCCCGCAAACGGTCCCGCCGGCAACCCCAGCGCCAGCGACACGTTGCATCCATAGCTGGGGTGGTAACTGATCTCGCCCACCAACGTCCTGAAACGGTTGGCAAGCGCCTGAATGACGTTTTCAGGGCCGACAATCGTGTCAAAGTCGCCGTCAGCCGTGAGGCGTCCCGCGTTCATAGCCAGATCAATGCCGTAAGTGCTGGTGCTGGTGGGAGGAAGCGTCGAGTTACTAGGCCAGGGTATGAGAAAACTATCGCCCCAAATCAACGTATGCGGCAGACGGTTTTCGGACCTCCAGGTCGGGACCAGATAAGGCAATCGCAAACCATTCATTTGCGCGATCTCGGTCCAGCGGGAAGCATCGCCCAACTCCCGCAAGGCAATCGACCGCAGATCCTCATTTTGCTGGAGCACCAGACTGCGCGAACGGCTCACGTCCGCACCCACTTTGCTAAAGTTGCAGACAAATCGGCGACAGGCCAACTCGACCCATAAACAAGCGGGTCTGCCGATAGCATGATGAGCGCCGATTCAGCGCCTGGCATAATGCGTATCGTTGTTAATTCCTGCCCCTCGACCCAGTCAATACCCAAATAAGCCGTTGGAGCATATTCCCGTTGCGTTAAAGCTATATCAGCCCAGATATGCCGTGCTAGCTGGGACCAGTACATCGCATTCATGCGGTGCCTGCGTCGGGTCCGTCGCGCCAACTCGTTCAGTAGAGATTCGCAGGCTTTCGCCACCCGTTGCGCGTTAGAGACGCCAACCAAGTCGGCAGAGGTGGCCTTATCGGCAATCGCCAACTTCATCAACGGTGCCGTCTTCTCAGCTATGCTTGCTAATAGCAACAGCATCCCTTGATAAAGCCCAGAACGCACCGACTGCCCTTCGACCCATAGCAGGCCAGCCGTTTCCGTTAGCCGCGCTATCGCCGCCGCAGGCGCCAATGCGGGGGTGGTCACTGTCAACAGGGCAGGGTTGGTAGACGCGTTCAAGGTCGGCATCCTCATGCCAGCAACCCGCCAATGGCATCCGCAACCCCGTAGGATTTAATGCCGGTCATGCGTAGGGTGTACTGGTACAACAACGGGCGCTGGCGGTTCTTTTTGCCTGTGAACGACAACGGATAAACCTCATACACGCACATATTGAGCGTGTCTACCCAATACAGTTTGACGTTCTCAATCGGCAGTCCCGCCGCCGCTTGCGCCGCTCGCAATTTGTGATACATGCGGACCACAAGCTCGCGCAGAACGATGAAACTGGTCTGACCATCCATCATCCCGCCGCGCCAGCCAGTATGTCCCGTCGCCAGGATATCGACTAAACCCTCGCCAAAATCATCCACAAAGCCGCCGTCAAACGTCTGTATCACCGTGCCGCGTGTTGGGTAGGTGTACTGTATATCCTCGGGTCGCGGATTAAACAAATGAAACGAAACCGGCGCAGGCAGGCTAAACCCACCCAGGGAAATGCCCATGGTGAGCACTAAGCCAATTGGTCGGTCTTTTTGGGAAGGTGGCGCCATGCAACTATTGTGGCGTCACGACCTACTGCTCCAGCGTTGCCACACGGTCAGCCAAGCCGCGCACCTCTGCCGTCAACTCTTGCATCGCCGCCGTCAAAACCGCGACCAAAGACGATAAGTCCAGCGTTTGCGGCTGAATACCCCCACTCTCAGTAACTGCGTCTTTTGTTCCGTTTACAGAACCAGGCACCACTTCCGCCAGTTCATGAGCAATAAACCCCTCGCGCTCTTTGCCGTCGTCTGACCATAGATCAATATTCTTGTAACGGTAAGAAATCGGGCGCAATTGCAACACACGATCCAGAGCACCCGCCGCAATATTGACAACGTGTTGCTTGATGCGATAGTCCGACGTTAGCGTGATCTGTCCGCAATTAGTAATATCAATCCATAAATATGCGGCTCCAGATGACCAGTTGATATTGAACGATGACGGACCGACCGACCCGCCAGAACCAGGGCGACAGCCATACGCAAGCGGGAACGGGTGAATATGATCAGCCCTTGCCACGTTATTACTGGTGCCAGCACTAGAGTCCTTTGCATCCGCGCGGAGAACATACGCAAAGCCGGTGATATCTCCAGCCGGGTGGGAAGTGCTGAGGTAATCATGAGTATGAACGCTCGCCGCCGCACCAATCTGTGTCGGCGTCGGATACGGGTGAATATGATTGCTCAATGCCACCTTAGTCCCAGATCCAGAATAGGCTTCCCATCCCAACGAGGATGTCGTACCCCCTAAAGCGGTTATGCTCGCGGCAGGACTGTTGGCCGATAACGCCCCGATATCCGCCAGTGTCATGGTGCGGGTAGAGACGCCCGTAACCAGTCCGTTGACGACAGTGATGTTGTTAAAATATGCCCCGTCATACATGTTCGGAACATTGCGGTTATACGTTCCAGGTGGCACCACCCCCAACAGCCCACCCATCACCTCATAGGATGACTGATTTATTAGCGTCCGGCCCTGCTCGGTTATCCCGGTCGTGCTCGCAGTATCCGTTGCCGGGAAATAAATCATGGTATTGGCAGCAGGGGTCAGACCGCCAATTGATAACAGGGTGGCATCGAGAGGATGGACATGATCCCCCCTGGAGACAGTCGTGGCCACGCCAGGAGATTGCGTTGCCGCCAGCGGTTGTGACGACGCACCAAACCCCGTAATGCCGTGCGCAGTCCCCGGCGTGCCAATATTTGTATCGACATGAATGCGCGTCGCGGCCAGACTAATGTCCGGGGTAGCAAATTGGTCCGTTTCCCCCAGCATGGCCTTGGTCTGGTCTTTAATCTGCTCCAAGCTCATAGCCGGCGGATCAGTCCATTCCTCAAGACCGACAATGCGTTTGATAAAGGCTTTACCATTACCCAGGAATTGTTTGAGGCTTTCCATTAGATATTAATATCCCCGTCCACGTTGACCTGGCCCTTCAGATTGATGTTGGCCGCACTTATTGACACCGTGCCGTCACCCCCCTGGATGGACACGCTACCCGCCACGATCAAACTTCCCTTAATATAGGTGATTGGTGCATCCGATGTTACCTGGTCATCAGCTTCCAGAATAACGCTTGGCGCCTTCACCTTGGTGATTCCGTTGCTTTTCAGTAGCGCGGACGTTGACCCGTTAAGTTTCGCAACTTGAGAATTAAGCGTGAATGTCTGAAAAGTTGAAATGTCGATATTGCCCTTGACGGTTACATCCCACCACCCGTCAATGATTTCCGCAGCATTGCCCTCGATGTAATATGTCCAATCGGCCTTGGCGTAAACGTCGATATAGCCGCCAGGCATCTGCTTAACCCGCGACGTACCACCACCCGAAGAATTTTCCAGTGTTACCGTAGGGGTCGATCCGGTGTTGTGCTTGGTGGCAAACACACCGTCATAATCGTTTCCGGCTAACGAATCGGGAGCACTGCCATTTCCGATACGCAAATGGGCACCACCCGGATGCACCATGTCCATGTCACCAGCATCCGAGATCGTGCGGATAAAATCGGAAGTATGACGCTCCACAAGGCGATTCTTATCAGTGTCCTTTTTGAAAGCCATGTGCGTGCATTGTGGGTACAGATACCCCAAGCACACATGGATGCCCTGGAAAGTAGCAACGACCGCAACAATGTGGCGCTTACCGGGATCGTTTTCCTCCATGTTGAAGTCATGGCCTTCTTCGTCAGGAGAGGGGATTCCACCCGTAAACCCAAAGTCGGTGCCTCCGTAAGGTGTCATGACCTGAACGTCACGACCATAGTCCCCGGTGTCCAGAAAAATCACCTCCATCTTCTGGCCCTCTGGATGAACGTGCGTCACCCGCGCCAGCCGGATTGTGTTCGCTGAAGGGTTGTTGCCGATCATGTCAAGGCTGCCTGTTTGCGCTCTTTATCCCACGGATTCTGAATCTCTTTTCGCCTTACCCACTGATTTCCTCTGATATACTCCAGCGTGGTGAAATATTGATGATAAGCAAGGTATTGGTGGGAAATATTGATGATATACGCCTCCCAGACAATATCGCCACGCTGTAAACGGAAGTAATCACCCACCCGCATATGGGGATAGCCCTTCATTGTGAGCGAACCACGCTCAAAAAGATGAATCTCCGTCCCCGCCAGCTTCAGCCACTCGCGCCGCTCTTGTACCCAGGTCAGTATCTTTCTTTCCGCAGCACGTTGTTCTTCACGCGGCAGAGAAATAGGGTGCATGATGTCAATCGGGTTGAGATTGGTGGTCTCCTGCTGGATGCGATCCCCGTATTTGGCGCGGGTGTCTCCGTTCATCAGTCCGGTCAGTTCTTTTTGCATTTGCTGCATGGCCACCGCATTCCCCATGGGGTGCGCGACCCAAACATGATTCACCAACTCGGAATCGTCACGGTGCGCTGATAGGGAAATAACATCAGCTAAAGGGATCTCCCAATAACTGACCGATGAGTCATCGAAATCCGGCAACGGATTGTCAGCGATGTCATACCAAGGCGTGGGCCGGAAAATAAGCTCAGGGTCGATGGTGGCCCCGTCCATAGCGCGATTTTCACGCACAAAGAATTCGTTCCAAGGGGGATCGGAATAGCGTTTCAACAACTCCCAAACCGTCCCCTCATGAGAAAAAGCCTGGTTCGGAAGCGCGGTGCCTTTCTCGACAGAAAAGACCCGCTGATACGCTAGACCCACCTCCTGCATGATGTCCTTGGTCGTTTCGTAAGCCACCTCCCAAATAAAATCTTCAATCTTCTTCGGCTGACTGGTCAAATTGTATTCCTTGAGCCAGGTCAGCGGACCCGGACAATAAACGTCCTTATTTTGGTAGGTTATAAAAGCGGAGATCTGCTCCATAAGAAAGGCCGCGCCACAATCCTGGCCAGCCAGCACCACCCGACGCTGTACGCGACCATCGCCTCCAACCGTCTCGTCGCGACCGATCGACCGCACAAACCCTGTGAGGATCGGTATCCACGGCTCGATCGTTTGGTTGGGTTCGCGCCAGCGCCTGATCCAAATCAAAATCTGATCAAGAGGGCTTACCAAGCCATACAGCGATTCCCGCGAATCCTCTACCGGAAGATCAGGAAAGATGATCTGAAAATGACCAGCAGGTTCATAAAGGCTTTTGCGTACCGTGACAGACCCGACATCCCCTAAATGCTTGGTAATGTCCTTAGACGCCACCTCGATCTTGACCTCGGGACGAAAAGATAAAATAGGGGAAGCCATTAGACGGTGCGACTCCATTCGACGCGGCTCGGTTGCGAGCCAGCAGAACCGGCAACCTGGGGTTGTCCGCCAAAGGAAAGTTGGTGCGCCGAGGTTTCCACTGGACGACCGTCTTTGGCGACGTTGATGTTCACCGCCACGGACCCGTTGACGCTGGCCGCGCTGGCTTGCGCGTCACCGGCAGGCGTTGCCACTTCGGGAGGAGTGCGCGGTGGTTGAGCCGTATCAAGAGGATTTCTAGGTCTCATCCTGGCAACATCATCCCAGTTAGCTCCGCCGCCCACGCCATCTACCTGAGTTCCCCCCCGACCCATTTCACCCTGCTGCGCCTGACGCTCCCTTTCCCGCGCCGCATAGCGCGCCTGGAATTCCTCATCAGTCAAGGGACCGTTACCACTGGTGGGATTACCCACGTCTGGCGCTGATGAAGGCACATCAGCAACCGGAACTGCCGGGGTTTCGGTGTCCACGTTTGCCGGAACGGCAGGAATCTCATCGTCAACATCAGCCACGGTTGCCGGTACGGCTGGCTCAGAGCCAGGTGGTGCGGCGGGTAAGGCATTGTTGGCGGTCAACGGACCTTCCGGTTCCCCACCCAGAGGGACCGACGGACC